ATTTCTTTCTTTCTTGATAGATACATGAACCCAAGATCCAAATTCAATAATACATTGGTCTACTTCAACATTCCTTTTCTTTAGAAGATTAACAATCTGTCTAGGTGTTCCGTAAGAATGACATACAAAATCACACGCTTGTCCTTTAATATGCTGGCTAGTATCTTTACTTCCTAATGCTCTGTTAAGGTCTAAGCAACGATATGCGCTACTTACTCTTATTGGCTCTTCAAGAATATTTCTTATCTCCTGCATCTTGCTTGCAGTAAAGTTAAGGTTGATTAAAGTATCATTATCTATAGTAGAGTTGTTTATATTTCTCTCCATAGCTTCTTCGCTATAAAAGAATTCTGCTGGGGTGAAGTTTTTTCTTTTAAGGCTTTTAATATCCATTTCTATTTCTCCTGAAGTTTATCAATCCATCCCATTATATGGAACATCATAGTTAATACATTAAAAAATGATAACCACATTAGAATCTCACTGATTCTACCTAGGAAGAACTGACCTACTATATACATAGATACTGTACTAACAGTTAAGGCAGTTACCTTATTATCTAGTAAAGTTCTGATGAAACTTACTAACCATTTACCTAAAGATTCGTTACCTACGACTGCATCCATTAAGCTTGTCTTATTCTCGTACTTAGGAAGTAATCTTCTCCAGAACAAAGTTATTTCTAGATTGAATTTAATGTAGAACGTAAACATCTTACCTAGGATATTGCCTAGCTTAGCCTTTACTGTAGATTTTTTTATTACTATTAGATTATCATCACTCATATGCAGAATTCATTATAGTTAGTTTGGTAATATATTACATTTCTTTTATCATCATCAGGCAATCCTTTAAAGCCTTCCTTTGATATAATTTCTGGTTCAGCCCAATCACATGTTTTAGTCATCAAGCTCTTTGAGCAACTCGTCATATTCATCAACAAGATCATCAGGCTTAATCTTTTTAACTTTTCTACGTGTCTTCTTAGCTTTGCTAGATACATTAACAGTTCTTTTAAGTGCTTTATTCTTTTCATTCTGTTTTCCTTTTAAATATCCAAAACTAAAAATTCCTATTATTAAAGCTATCACACTGCTTAACTTTTCAATCATTTCCTTTTCTTTAAAGATTCAAATACACCACCAAATAACAATCCGCCGCCACTACCAATAAATAACATTACTATCTCATAACAATTATTATGTACAGATAAAGGAATAGTTCTACTAAATATTAGCGGAGTGATTAGATTTGCTACATATAATATTAAAGATAGGAATACTCCTATTGTTAATAATCTGTTACCCCAAAACCTTTTAGAACTCTTGCCTCCATGAAAGTCATTAAGGAAGTCTAACGGTGCGTTTATTAAGTGTTTCATTTTTCTAGTTTCTTTAAAATAATATTCATCTTATCAGCTATATCATCTATAATACTTTCTTTCAAAGATTTCACATGAATAAGATTCTTAAGGTCGTGGATTGAATTGTGCATATATGTATCCAGCTCTTTCATCCTTTGGCTATCTTCTTCTCTTCTTAATTGAAGATTTGAAACTCTTTCAAGTACAGCCTCATGTTGCTTCTCTAAGTTCCTAACTCTTTCCTTCAATGAGTCTCCGTTATGAAACCATCTATTAAATGAAAATGCCGCAAGAAAACCTGCGATACCTAAAGTCTTATCTGTAGTGGTGAGCTCTTCTATAAATCCTGATGCGTGCATCTTTTTCATTTAAATTATTTTATATTTATATCATAATTCTGGACTTGCTCTAAGGTAGTTAAAGCGTCAATTTCAAAGCACATCTGGTTACAAAGATTGTAAACATTAGTCTTTCTTACCTCGTAGTGAGTAGCCATATTTATCAATTCTTCCTTAGTGATTGTTAGTGATGATTGTTGTTTGACGCCATTTACATCATAAGGATACCAATCTTTAGTTGTTCCATCGGCCATTATGAAGGCAGCCATGAAGATATTTTCTTGAGGTTTTGGTTTTAGATATAGATCAATTCCATCTATCTTTTTATAGAATAGAAGGTTGCTGAATTTAATGTCTCTATCAAATTTTATTAAACTCTTTTTTTCATCTTTAACTTGTTCTAATAACTCACTATTTGTAAACTCGGGCTCTATGATACCGCCTTCTTCAATCCAAATTTGGATTTTTCTATAATCTTTATTTGAAGAGTCTTTTGGAACTAATATTGATTCATTAATAAGATAATTACTATTTAATTCTTTTATTGTTTGTATATTCATAATAAATTATATTTAAAGTTCAGAGTCTGATTTTAGAGATGTACTACCATTATCAGAGAAAAAGAATCTACCAGCTAAATTAGCAGCAGCATTATATAATACCCCATTCTTTGATAACTGAGGTATTCCCACGCTGCCACTAATATTTGATGTTGAAAAAGTGGGGCTAGTCAAACTTGGATTAACTCTCATTGTAACAGGAAAATAGATTTCAGCATAACATACACCGTTAGATGCGCCTACCGCATTACCTTCTGCTGCTATGTTAGGATTTAGCTCTTCAAAATAGAATCTCTGACAAAGAGCTAATTCTTGCTGATAAGGTCTAGTTATGAAATCAGTTGATACACTTCCTTCTTCCAACTTTATATCTGTAATATAAGCCAAATCCGCCACCGTTGCATCTGTATCATCACACCATATAAATACAGCAACATTAGTTGTTGATGTTGTATCAATAGATATATTCTCAATACTAAATGTTTGATAAGATGTGGTTAGTGTTAAATCGCTTGGTGTATTCTCATAAGTCCAATTTGTAGCTAGCGTTGGATCTGTACCAGCGCCAGCCCATGTACCTACTACATCACTTGTTACAGTATCAGCAGTTGAATCCCATGATATTATTGCAGCCCTTAAAGTTTCAAGTGTGGCATTAGATCCACCTTTTCTAGCTTTAAATGATAATGAGGCGGTTCCACCGATTATTGCAGCAGCATCTTTAGCCTCTAATATTTGAACATAACCAAATTGTTTATTAGCTGTCTCTACATCAAATTTGATTGCAGAATAAGAACCTGTTGGAACAGTTGTTGTTTCTTGGCTTACATCTACAATATCATTACCATCACTTACCAGTAACATTCTATCTAAAAGATAAGTGTCATCACTATTTGCGGGGGTTGTAGCAGAAGTAAAACTTGTTCCTCTTTGAGCTATTAGGCCTTGACCATTAATAATAAGGTTATTGTTAATACCCTCTGTTATCGTACTCCAACTAGGATCTGTGCCATCTGATTTAAGGAATGTACTAGCAGAACCTATAGCTAACCTTTCAGCTACAGCACTAGAAGAGCCTCTTACAATATCTCCCCTAGTTGTAACAACATCTTCTTGAGCAACTAATGTTGTTCTAGCTTCTGCTGCGGTTGTATCATCCAGAACAGTAGCCATAAATGGTGATACAGTCACGGTATCTGCTGACCCCGCTGACACTGTCGGGTCTCCGTTGGAGTCAAAAGTTAAGAAGTTACCTATACGATCTGCCGTAACTGGAAGCGTTAAAGAGTTAGCGGAATCTTCTGGGGCTAATAATAAAGCTCTATTAGTTTCAGTTTCGTTTTCTTGTAAGATATCTGTGATCTTATCTAATTGATCATTTAAATCACTCATCAAGAAATCACCAGCTTGATTAAAATCAGTCACTCTTGAGAGGGGTGTTGCACCTGTGATAGTTACTGTGTCATCAACTGCCGCTCCTGTGACTAAAGTTATATTTCCTCCAGCCGCTTCCCCAACATCACTGACTGTATATTCAGTTGTGAGAGTTAGTGTATTAGTCACACCTGTTAAATAGATAGTTTGTAATACTGTAATTTCAGTATTAGCAGTTATCTTGAAATCATATGGAAATACAGTCTGACTCGCTGTTGCGGTATATTGTATTCTTCTGTCGTTTACTGGTACTGTCATTTAAAATCCTCCTGTTTGTTCTTGTTTTAATTTATCCTCTAAGATGAGTTGGTCTATTACTGGGAACTCATCTCTTAGAATTTCTTTTGCTGCATTATTGTAGTCATTGACTAGCTTCTTTATTACATCTTGCTTCTCATCATCTGTGAATTTCATTTGAAACTCAACTGACCTAAAAGAACCCTCTGTAACCAGCTCCGTTAAAGCAGTCTTCATATTTGTATTTCCCCATTGTATAAGCTCTACTTCTTGACCTCTTAGCTCTAATAACCTAGAATAGGCTTCTGGGTAATCTCTTAGATTTACTTTGGATCCTTCAAAAGTTTGAGTCTTGCTTGGCATTCCTACGAAGTAACCATTTTGCAATAAGTATCTATCTAGTGGGTCATCTTTAGCTATACTTGTGTAGAATGGGTTAAACAATGATGTTATTGCTGAAGTTGTCTGATCTAAGATTCCCTCATCTGGATAACGATATTGAATTGTTTCTCCATATACATTTCTACGTTTAGCTACTTGATCAGAAAAGCCAGGTGTTCTAGCTTTAAAGGCATCTATAGTATTAGTCACATATTCCCTTTCTGGATTAACTGCTCTTTCAACTGCTGCTGCTCCTGATGGTACTAATGAGCTTAATGTTCTTTGTACTAATTGAGGGCCTTTCATTTCTGGATTTGCGAGACCTTCCATAATATTAGATAATCCAGATAGGAAAGTTTTATTAATTGTAGCGTCACTAAGAGTCATTACAATAGCAGGGGCTAAGTGATCTACTTCATCTTGAGTCTCTGCGTCATACATTTCATAGTTAGTTAGAATCTCTGCCATATCTGCACTAAGGGCAAATAGAGTTGAGAGAGGTTCTAGACCTTGATAGCTAATATATTTATCACCAACCTTAATAGAATGAGGTCTCCATCCCTGCCTCATTAAAGCAGACCTTGTCTTTGGATTTGTTGGCCCATTACCAGTAACTTGACCATTGATTGACATATCAACACCCATTGCCATGATAGAAGAACCTGTCCCTATTTTAGCTAATGCTGCTGCTTGTCTTGTTCCGCCTGCACCTAACTCTTCTCTTACAGCTTTACTTGCTACCGCTAAAGGAGTTCTCTCGTAAGTAAACTTAAAGATATTTACAGGAGTCTTAAAGAAAGGTACTGCTATTTTTAATGCTGGATTCTGCGATAAGATCCTTTGCATTGATTTACCACTCTTGCCCAGTTCTTTAGTGAAGGTTGCATAATTAGCAAAATCTCTAGCTTCTTGCTCAAGGATAGAATCAGGCGCACTAACAGTCTTTGCTATATGTTCCTTTAGGTCTGTACCTTTTAAACCCTGGCTTATGCCCTGTCTTGTTGCTAGGGCGTTTAATTGTGCATTATGTAGAACTGTCTTACCATATTCATCACCTGCGGCTAATGCTTTGAAAGATGTATTTACAACTCTTCCGTAATAGTCCATAGCATAACCAAATGGTTTAGCCATTCCTTGTAAATCCAATACTTCTTTTGAACTTGCCCTTACTCTTGGCAGCTCAACTTTACCAGTTCCAAATCCTGTTTGTCCTGTTCTAAAGGCTCTTCCAGCACTTGCAAATGCTTGCCTTTGGGATTCTAAAATACCTTTAACAAAGGAGTTTGCTTCTGTTATAGTTACGTTGCTTTGAGGAAATAAGGCTTGACCATATCTTTCACCTGCACTCATTAAAGTAGTTAAGGTATTTGAAGCTAAGTTCTTAACGTGAGTAACTGGGTTAGTTAAAAGTCCTGCTGTCCATGCTTCAATCATAGCGTCACCTGTTCTTGCTGCTGATGATTTAGTTGTGATGTGGTTTACTTGAGATAGGGTTAATTGACCATCTCCAAATTGAGCAAGCTTTCTAGCTAAATCTTTACTAGCTTCTGCACCACCAAACATATCAAGAATAGATTCCATTCCTTTTAGTTTATCTGTTGGTGTTCCTTCTGCTGCTATTGACCATGCTTGCAATGCACGTCCTGCTTCTGCTCTTGCTCCTAATACTTCTTTTTGTACTGCGTGATGAGTAGCAACCATCTTTCTAAAAGCATATTGATCAATATCTGTTGCATCTGGTTGAGCTGCTTTCTTAGCAAGCTCCATTAACTTATCAGTAGTATTATAATAGAAGTTTCTAGCTGAGGTTGTTTCTTCTGCATTAAGAGTTTGACCTTGTCTTCTTTCAAGTAGAGTTTTAAAGCCGTCAATATCTTCAGCATCTTTTAATGTTGCTTGATTTGATCTTACGCCTCTTCTTGCATCCTTTACTTTAGGTAATAGTTTAGTTTCATTAGCATAGGCTTGCATTGCTTCTTTTAAATCCTCTGGCCCATCTATTCTTGCAAAGTTAATTCCTATCTCATCAGCATTCTTTGGTTTAGCTTCTGCAATTGTTTTAGCACCTAGACCTTCTGTCTCTTTAGCTGCTGTTTGTAGTTTATTAAAGATAAACTCATTGCTTTCAGGTCTTCCTAGCGAGCTTAGTTGTTCTGATTTTAATCCTGGCTCTGCTGCTTTTTCCATTCCTTCTAGTTGAGCTTCAACACCTTTCTTAATTTGTCTGTTCTTTCTCAATACACTAACAGCCTTACCAAGTCCTTCACCAACCAATCCTAATCCTGCACCTTCTAGTCCTTGTTTGAATTTAGCTTCTGCGGTTGAGTCTTCTGGATCTGATTCTAAGAATTCTGTTATTGGGTTTTGTAATTCTGGTACATCTTGTATTACATTTGATAGTCTTTGCTCTTGTTCGTCAAAGGCTAGTACATCACCTAACCCACTTTGGGCTGTAAACTTAGCGGCCTTAGCTCCTTTACCTACTGCTTTAACTCCTTTTATAGCTTTACCTGCTGCACCAAATCCAACTAAGAATTGCGTTACATCTTCTATTAAGTTACCAGTTGTAGATTTAGGGCTTTCGGCTTGATCAACTCCAAACTTTGGTTGCGGTACTTTGAACTTCTTTTCTGTTTGAGGAAGACTTGCAACATTCTTATTTAACCATTGAGCAGCATCATCTATAGTTTGCGCCATTTCGTTAAGTCCTTTAGTAGCTCCACTGACTATTGCTCTTGGCCCTTCTCCTATTGTTCCTCTGGCTATATCGCCTACAAAGCGTTTAAATAAACCTTCTGTTGGCTCTGGCTCTTCACCTTCTGCTATTTCCTTTTCAGGTTCAGTTGGAATGTCCACTGCTACTTTAGCCTCACCTTGAAACTCAGACATAAACTCATTTACAAGAGACTCATTATCAGCCTCTTCTCTAAAGGTCTTATAGTCGTTTGTTGATTCTAAATTTTTATCTAAAACTTTTTCTCTCATTTACCTTGTGCAATAGAGTTATATTGATTGAGTAATTTAATCTCACTTATAAATTCAGGGTCTTTCTTCATGCTTTCTATATCCTCACCCCACTTCTCTTTGAATAATTTAACAGTATCTTCTCTAACCTTTCTTACGTTCTCTTCGGTTAATTCAGATTTCTTTGTTTTCATAGAAGATGGCATTGCTCTTGGCTTTGGTAAAGTAACAGCAAAGCTATCTGCTTGAATTACATTCCATCTATCTTTTACTGTGTCGGATATTTCTAAGGCTTCTGTTCTATCTGGGTTTCTTCCTTCTTTATCAATGAAGTCTTGAACTCTTCCATTGTAATCTCTTTCAGCTTTTGAGATAACTTGAGAATCTAATATACTTAATGCTTCTGCACTGGAACCCATAAACTTTAATAAGAAATCTCTACCTTCATCTACTGGGCTTGGTAGGGCTGCTTTAGTTCCTTTTTGTTTATTTCTATCAAGTAACTTTTGATAATCATCATTACTAATTGATTTATTAGTGAATCTTTCAGTTCTAAGTTCTCCGCTTATATCAACACCTTGGTCAATCTTATCTATAAAGCCGCCATAAACTATACCATTTGTAATAGGGTCAGCTTCTCTTGCCATCTTTGAGAAGTCTTTAAAGTCGTTAAACTCTAAGATATTTCTACTAGCATCTACTGTTGCTGGGGTTAAGCTTCCATCTATAGCTTGATCAAATAATACTTTCTTAGTTTCATCTGCGAATAATTCTTCTGCTTTTTCTACTCTCTCAACTTGTTGCTTATCAATATATAGATCATTCTTAATGCTAGCTATAAGTTGTTTATCCACCTTTTGCCTAACTTCAGGAGTCATAGCGTCACGTATGTTTATAGTGCCTTCTGGAAGGTCAATAGCTACCTCGTTATTTAGCCACTTATCATAAGCCGTCAATTTGTCTGGCTGTGAATCTAGCCATGATGTAGCCATCTCGCTAAATACAAATTCCTTAGCTTTAGTTACTGACTTAGCCATTTGGTCAGGAGTCCTAAGAGGATTACCATCAGCACCAACTTGACCTAAGTTCTTGTCCATAGCTTCAAAGTCTGAGGCTATTTGAGTAATTGAAGTGATGTTCTTAGTATTAATCTCATCTTCTGATAGACCCTCATTGTTGAATAAGTCTCTAGCAGCGAACTGCATATCGTTAATGATCTGATTCTCATTATCTACTAAGGACTTGTTCTGCTCTACTGTAAGTAATTTATTCTTAGTGGAAGTTGCTTTATCTAGATATTTTTCAGTAAGGCTACCATATTCATTATCTAATCTAGGTCTTAGAGCGGCTGGCATATTACCTATTAGGCCCTGTTTGTATTTACCTAATTCTTGCGCTAGTTGCTCTGGATTGTCAGAGTTTTTATTGTATATATCTCTTGCTGCTTTTCTACTATCAGTTAAGAAAGAGTTAATATATAGATTGTCAGACTTAGCCTTCATCTCATTAGATGTGTTTTGTAGGCTTCTGCTTAACTCAGTAGCAAAAGAGCTTGTGGCTGTTGATGGTTGGAACTGTACTGTTCCTCCTGTTGTTCCTACGCTTCTTTGTAATAGACTAGCCATCTTTAACCTCCGTTTTTAATCTTACATTAGCTTCTCTAACATTCTTAAAACCAGTTAAAAGATTTGATGTTCCTTTTTGTAGTGGACTCATTGACCTTACTAGACCTAAATTTCTTGCTGCACTTGCAGCTAGATTAGATTGGCTTGCTCTTAGTTGTAGAGTGTTTTGAGCAGCTTGACTACTTAATTCAGTTGCTTGAATATCTTCTCCTAATGTTCTAAGGCTTTGGATTGCAAATTGTCTCGCTCCTCCACTACCTGTTGAAACACGTCTTGCAGCAAATGAAGCATTAGCACTAGATATATTGGCTAAGAATTTCTTTCTTAAAAAGACTGCTTGTTCTCTAGCTTTTAACTTCTCTTGAGAAGCTGCTAATTGATCAAACGCACCTTGTATTTTAAACTGTCTAGCTTGTATAGAAGCGGCTGAGAAGCTCGCAATTCCTGACATAAGGCTAGTTAATCCAGAGCCTATCTGTAGCATGCCTGCTTGTTTCTGTGTTGCTGCTCCGCTTGTTGATGTTAGTACTTCTGCCATTTATAAATTAATATTCATTGTTAAACTCAATACCTTTAAATCGGCTGGCTCATTTTGTGAGATAGTTATTTGTTTTCTCTCACTCCATCCTAATAATCCTTTTACTTTCTTATCTCCTGTAAATGTAGGGGCTGCAATTGGTTGAACACCGACACTAGGTCTAAATGATGCAACTTTTCCATTTACTGTAAAATCACCTGTATCTTGAACTCTTAATACTACTTCTGATATTCTTTTCTTGAGTCCTATTTTAGTCCCCATGCCTACAACTTCAATAGGTAATGTGACTACTGTTGGTGTCATATCAAGCCCTATTTCACAAGTTGTTTCTGCATCTCTATCAATTGTTACTGCTCCACCTGAAACTACCTCATTACCTAGCACGGATCCATCAGCAATCACTTTGACTGTTTCGCCTTCTAAATGATCTAATCCAGAAAATGCGCTAGTTGGTAATCCTGTTGTATAGATTACTGAACTATCAAGATTGGCAGTATCATTAAACACCTCTACGTATTTATTTGTACTTCCATCAACTATTCTTTCTACCACTGTGTAAATGGTGGACACATCAACTGCTACATTCTGGAACTTTCCAACTGTTGAATTAGCTGTAATACGTTTTGAGAATCCAACAACATTTTGTGTAAACAGCATAGTTCCTATAATTAAACGGTTAGTACCATCAATATATAACACTAAATTACTTTCGTCTGTAGACGTACTCTTTCTTACTGCAAAATCTACCGGACTATCAATTAAATGCGCTGATAATAAAGATATGTTTTCAGAATCAGCAAATTGTTGAATAGTATCATAAGCATACCTAATTATAGATTTACCCCCTCTTTGTATAAAGATATTCTGATTATCTATAACTCCAACACTAAATCCTTTCTCGCTTCCAAATTGAGACACTGAAACTGGATAAAAGTTTTGTGGCGTTATTCCTCCGCTTGATGGAGATACTACGGCAAATTCACTGCCAGTTGTAAAGATTAATAGATTACCATTGGATGATTTAATATTAGCAATCTCGTTGACTTGATCTGTGTCTAATGTGGCATCAATACCTTCATCATCAAATAAAGAGCCCAAATCAAAATCAAAGAATAGATTAACTTTACTTCCCCATATAGTTTGAGGCCTCTCTTTACTTCCTCCAAAATACAATCGTCCACGGTGGAAAGTTACTGTTTTAGGCCATCCTCTAGTTGTACTCCATACATCCTCAAAGCCTGTTAAATATTCCCAATCGCCAGTTGCAATAGCTGCGGTTCCATAAAAAGGAATCTCGGTTACAGCCTTAACAACTGTTGTTGAGGTGAATTCTATTATCCTAGCTCTTCCTCCAGCGGTTGAGCTTTGTAAGTATTGACCAACACTAGCAGTGCTAAAAGGCGTACCTGCTGAGGCAGTAAGATTAATAACGCCACTAGTAGCTGAAGGGGTTAATGTTCCTGTTGGTGTTGCTATAACTGGGTCATAATCAAATCTAGGTACCTTTACAAAGGTAACATCAGTTACTAGCCATTTATCATCTGCGCTTTGTCTAATTAGTTGTTGAGGTGCTGTATCTTCTTGTACAAATATTGCAGTATCGGCAGATTGTGTATAATCTATTTCACCGATAACGCTATTAGTAAAGTTATTAGCTCTTACATCTGCTTGAAATACCTTATTTCTATAAATAGCTATATTCTTATCGCTAATGATGAGCATATAGCTTTGCGTAACACTAAATTCAAAAGGTATAGCTTGAGTATTTGATAAGGTTGCACTTTCTACAAAAACATTAAACTCTTGTAGAGTTACTTTATCAGTTGTTAAATCAGTCGCTCCAATTCTTACAAATCTTAAATATCGATAGTTTCCTCTTGCTGCTCTCCTTCTTGTTACTGCGGTTGTAGACAAGTCTAATGCGCCTCCAAGATTTACCCATACTGAATTATCAGTACTTGCTTGAATAAAGAATTCAGTTGTATTGGTGGCTGTGGTTAATGTACAGCCAACAACATCAATAAAAGCTATATCTTTTAAACTTCCTAAGTCGTAATGAACTACGATATAAGGGTTTAATGTTGAGATATTAGTTGTCGTAATCAGCGTAGTAGCCGTATTATCATCATTAGCATTAGCACCAGTTCCTCCGTTTGGGGTTGTTATAGTTGGGCTTGCTTCTCTTGTAGTCTGCCTAAATACTCTTTGTATAAATTCTAGACCATCAGCTCTTTTAAAGCCGCCTTGTGCCATTAGATTTACATTAGTCATAGTTTCAGCAGCTCCATAATATCTGTCAATGTCAGTTCTACCCAGCAATAGTGGGTCTAACTCGCCACTTGTGAATTTGAATTGCGTTGACTTTACTGGCATATTTAACTAAATCTTGCTAGAATTAAATCATCCGCTGCTATAGCAGGTGAAGGGTTTTGTTGAGAGTCTAATTTCTTAGCTACTCCAAACTCACCACCATTCTTATTATCAGAAGGTGATCCAAATGCTTTTATTGTCTTTGTTTCTTCTATTGTTTTATCATCAGTGATAGGCATTGCTAATTTTGAAGCTAATGCCATTATTGCAAATTCCGTAAAATAAGAAGGGAAGTTATCAGAAGATACTTCAAATTGATAATCAATATACACAGCCTCTTCATTAGTCCAGACTTCATCTTCAAACCTCTCATAACTTTGCATAGGTGAAACACCTTCACTAGAAGAGTTAAAGAAGGCTCTAAATATTAGCATATCAGAAGGCATCTGATATTTATACTTCCATTCATTAAGTGGAGTTTCAGATAATCTAGCTAACTGTACTTTCTTTATTGTGAAGTTCCAAGGATATGATGATTGTAGGTATCTGATATATTCAGGGTATATTAAACCACATATCTTTGATGGGTCAGTATCAGCAGTAAAGCTACTAATTACATCTTCGCCTAATTCTACTAATGACCTTGAACAAATATCAAACTTACTTACCATATTATAATTTTGGTTTTCCTAGTAATTCAGCAGTAAAGCCGCTCATACTAGATACATTGCTAAAATCTAATTCCTTTGCTAGCTCTTTGAGTCTAGCTTTATGTTTAAAAGCTACATTATTCTTGCCTCCAAATCTGGGGCATCCTTCTACATTCTCTTTGCTATCTCCGTGGAAATAACCATCTCCGCCATTCATAGGGCAGCCAACTAATATAATTTCTTTAAATTCCATCTGTATACATATCTGTATCGCATCCCCTGCGCTAGTTGCGCCTCCTTTAACTGTCCAGAACTTGGCAGCTAAATGTTTCCAATCATCTAAATATGCTTTAGAGGTATGTACTTCTATTGCGGGGTTCTTTGACTTACCCAAGAAATGCGATACCTCTAATAAGTGATATGTCATTAATATATCACAATCTATTTCCCAAATTGCCTCGTTAATTCCTACGATAACGGCATCTGGTCTTTTACTTCTTACTTCTTTAAATTCTTCCGTTAAACAAGGAGCAGAGCCGCATACTATTGCGACTCTACCCTTGTAAGTGAGATTAATCACTGTCACCAAATGGTGTTAGTACTACAGTAAATGTAGCTCTTACAGTTCCAGTGGAACCTCCATCAGTAATGATCTCTAAAGCTTGACCAGCGGTCAAAACATTAAGAGCAGAAGGTGTTGCACTGTCAACATCACCAGCAGCAGAGCCAGAGTTAGCAATAGTAATCGCTCCTCCAGTTACAGCAGTTCCGCCGATTTCAGTAGTAATAGCAGCATCAGCAGATGTGATTGCACCATTAATAACTGAGTAGATCTTCTTGATTGAAGAAGCTACAGGAGCAACAACCCAAACAGAAGCAGCAGTTGAGATGTCAGTCATGTCAACATTAAGAACTATATCATTTGAAATAGCATCATAAGTATCAACAACACTAGAAGCGTTACTCTTGACGATTAATTCGCCAGCATCAGTAACAGCAGCAGTTGAAGCAACTGCATCTACTACTTCAACTTTAATAGAATCACCAATAGAAAGTACTGATTTTATATCGTTAAAGTAACCTGAAGCTTGGCAAGTGGCCAAAGAATCAGTTGTTTTATAAGAGTAGAGCGAAGGCGCATCTCCTCTTTTTGCATTTGCTCCGATTGGAGAAAAGTTTTTTATTAAAAAAGCCATAGTTAGTTTTTAATTAAAGTTAATATTAAGCCTCGTAAGAGTTTACTTGGATAATTCCAGAGGTATCAATAGATACTGCACCAGCTGAGAAAGTTCCATTAGTCAACCATGAGGTTTTTTCTGGGATCCAATCTATACTAGTTTTCATATCCATACCAACAGCAAGCCCTACAGCTTGTTTATGGAATGCAAAGTTTTTTCTAATATTAGAAGCTAATGGTAATCCGCCTTCGTCACGATCTTCGATCATAACAAATTCAAATCCTAACCATGTATTAACTTCACCTTGAACTAAAGCTTTGATAGAGTTGTAATCTGAAGACTGAACATCAGTTTGACCTAACATTTGTTCAAGACCAATAGCAGAGATAACAAAAGTTCTGTCAGTTGCAGGTACGCCAGCAGCATCTAGAAGTCTTTTAGCTCTTCTTGCTTTAGTTGTATTAAGACCAGAGTTAGTACCACCGATGTTATCATCAACAGTAGAACCAGAAGAAGCAACAACAGCATCAATACTTAATTGATCCATTCTACGACCCATTGCATTAGCAATAGCCATCTTAAGTTCTTTTCTTTCGTCAAAATTAACTTTAGCTTGGTTGAATATATCAGTATATTCTGGAGCAGTCCAATCTTCCAAAGTAACAGTTGCATTAGTATGTGCAACGTTCATTGGTACCACATCAGTTTGTGGTATACGAGGTTGAGCTAGTCCTTTTCCTAATTTAGGGAAACGATGAGTTGAACCATTAACACCTGTCTTGGTTCTTACTTTGCCGAATAATTTAGCAGCACCTTGATAGGCCTGCTTAACTTCAGCATCAAAAGTTGCTATAAAAGCAGTTGATAAACTTGTAGACATTTTTTATTTATAAAGAGTTATTAACACAAAAATACGATAAATAGTTCGCACAATTGAGCTAATAATCTTCAAGGTATGAGGCTCTTAGATCATCAGGATCGTTACTTCGAGATTCCCTCTCGCTAGGGTTATATATGTTTATAAGGTATTAGGCTTTAAACATATATAATATCTTTAAGCCAGATTACGTATGGCTAAATTACTTGTCAAGCTTTTTTTATGTAGTTGCTTCAAAATAAGCTTTTACTTTAGCATGAGCTTTAGCATCTCCATTATCATATTCAGGAGAAGCTATGATTTGATCAATCTCTGCTCTTGATGGTAAACCATCAGTTACAGCAGTTTTAACTGGTATACTGTGAGTCTCACCAGTTAATGATCTAAGTTTCATAAGTAGTGCTATTGATGGGGCATCAGTTATCATATTTTGATATACTGGCAATTCATCTTGTGATATAGCTCCTGTATTAACTAGACCATCACCCCAATTAGCAAGGGTCTGTAGAATCTTAGGGCCATCAGCACCAAGCTTTTCTAGCTCAGAACTTTTAAACTCTTCATATTGAGCTTTACTTTCTTCCTCACTCAATGGAGCTTCATTATTAATTAACCCTTTTTCATTAAGAGCAGGCATTAATTTAGTCATAAAATTACTAAATTGGTCAGTAGTTAATCCAGCCTCAAGAGCTTTATCTTTTATTAAAGAAGTTGTCTCACTTTCATTAGGTAGTAATTCATTTAAAGACTCATCAAGCTCATATTCACTTACATCTTTAGGTGGTTTAACGCTTCCTTTCTCAGACAGTTTACGTCTAAGACCTAATGCTTTATCTTGTTCTTTCTTGTAAGCTGCTAATAAATCATCTTGTTTAACTGATTTACTTTCATCATCCCATAGAGAATCGTCAAGACCTTCTGGTTTTGTTGGCTCTTCTTTTTCTTCAGGTTCCTTTTGGGATTCGTTAAACTCCTCCTCTTCTATTTGATCAATAGTCTTTTCCTCTTGTTCGGCTTCTACACCATTTAGTAAACTTTCAGTCATTTCTTTTTAGTTGAATTAGTAATACGTTGGATAATATCATTTGTAATAGAGTTTTGACCTTCACGCATAAAGCCCATTTGTACGGCTGTAGCTCCATTGTGTCCGTTTGGATACCAAGTCGGCTGCTCAATAGTAACCCCTTTTAAATACTCTAATACTTTTCTTCCTGTCGGTGTAGAAAAGCAAATAGCAAATTGTCTATTTAATTCTGTTTGAAATTCTTGATTCTTCTTACTGGTTGCTTCGTCTTCCGCATCCATTGAATCTATTCCCCAAGGTGATTGTTTCATTGTCATATATATAAAAATTAATTCATTATAATAACGTCAAGCACTAATTCAAATAACAAGTTTAACTTATGTCAAAATTAGACAGCTGCGGCTTGCTCAGGCTGGATTCCTTCGGCTGCAGCTGCGGCTTGTGCAAATTGTTGTTTTAAAGCGTCTTTCTCTTCTGTAGTTCTTATTGCTGAAGGTGGTACTCCTAGCTTATCAGCAATGATAGTTGCTAGATCTTCAGTGTTTAAAGTTAGTTGAGTAAGTTGTCCAGTTGGATCAATTGATTTCATTATTTGATCTGCTTGAACAATTGCATTTACTTCTTCTGTTGCTTCTGTTTTAGCAATAGGAGATAATATTTGTGTAGTAACCGCTAAATTATCAATTTTAATTCCACCACCAAGTTTAATTATTCCTTTTCTTTCTAAGATTTGGATTACTCTTTGTAGTAAAGGTTGCGCAAATTCAAAGATCAATCTACCAAAAGCAGCACCAGTATCTACTTGTAATTGCTTCATTCTCTCCACAATCTCGGTAGCACTTCTCACGGGGCCTGCATCAGGTGGAAGACTATCATTAAGTAATAGTTTGTTGATCTGCATTTTTAGATCTTCAAACATAAAGTTCTGAGCGTTGAAGTCTCCTGTTCTTGGTAGAGGTGCAATGGATGGGCCATTAGGGCCTGCATTTCTAGCAACTGGAATCATTGCATTAGGTTGTATCTTGATGGTATTTACATTAGTAACTCCATCATCTGCTACAGTATAAGCACCAAAGATGTTAAGTTGTGATGACCTAAGATTAAGTTCTTTGCCTTTGTTTAGTTCTTTTAGATCAGGTAATGCTTGTAGTAATGGGCCACGTCCAAATACTTCGCCAGCAATCTTTGACCACCTAACAATAATCCATGGATTAACCTCGAATGTTCTTTCAACTATTCTGTTTTCTTTATTGAAGATGATTTCATATCTCCATATCTTTTCTTTCTCATCTAAGTAAGTAACTTCTTTAAACTCAATCTCTTTTTCAGGCGCATCTTTGATCATGTCTAGCAACTCTTTAGGCGGTTTAACATCAGGCCATGTCTCAAATACTCCTCTTCCTGGTACGCTATGTTTTCTAAAGATACCATTGATTTGACCATTCTTTCCTTCATCTAAAGCTAATTCACTAGTAGGTACGGAGGTAAAGTCTAATGGAGTCTCATCATCACCCTCAAGGATTAACATAGCCCCTGTTCCTACAGCCAGATCGTAATACATTTCCCCTACTGCTACTGGGAAGTTAGAGCTATTAAGATGTGAAAATACTGTTTCAGTTACATCGCTTAAGATTCTATTTACATCTATCTTAACTTCATCTGCAATAGAAGGACCTGCTTTAAGTTCAGCCCACTTAGTAAATGGAGGAGTTAAAGAAGATTGCATTCTATTAACAAAGCCATTCAATGCTGCTATTCCAGCAGAACTATAGACTTTCTCCATCTTATTAGATCCTTGGCTGTATGTAGTCCAAAGGTTTCTTTGAGGTAGTGCTAGTTCGTATGCACTTTCAAATAGAGTTTTGTATTGAGATTGTACCGCTTCTGCTGCATCTATTCTCTTATTTAGTTTGTTTAGGCTTAGTGCTGTCATATCTTTTGTTCTTTAATTAATTTTAGAAATCTTCAATCCATTTAACAAAACAAGAAACATCAGTTGTTCCAGAACTAGCTTTGACTGCTAGTGTTAAAGTATCACCAGGGTTTAATTGCACATCTTCTAAGAAGGGTGTAATATCTGATGATCCTGTCTTTCCTAATGCTGCACCATCTAATAATTTGCCTCCTGTTACTGTTGTTCCTGCTGTATCGTAGTCAACAACAGAACTATTAGTTGATATATCTGTATAACTCGGCGTTCCTCCTAAAGTACCATTTAAAACTAACTCGAATGTTGCTGGTTTAGTTCCGTCAACTGCTGCGCTATATTTAGAAACAATTACCGGGGTTTTGTTGGTTTGACTAGCGAACGTGCTTTTATTCCTGATTGTAAGAATATTAGTCAATGATGTACCAACATTTGTTTTTGAGTTATCAATACTATTTCTTGGGCCTAGTAACTTAATTTCACCCTCAATTTCCGCACAACATGATGCCCCTTTAATTGTTACATTAGTATCATTGGTTGTATTAATAGCTTCCCACATAATCGGAAAAGATGGGTTAAGCATTGAAGGCACTATATTATTATTTGCATAAGGTATTGTGTGTACTGGCACAAAACGCCCTGTATTTTCATCCTCTAAAGCAAAAACTATCTCTCCAAATCCTAGCCATTGGAATTGGATCTCATAAACATTACCCTTTGT